TCATTAGATATGTTTTCAGCTGTTCTTTGTACTGTTAAATTTTCAGTTACATCTTTTACTACAGCATCTCCGACATCTGTTACAGTTTGCATTCCACCACTAGCAATACCAGTTGTACCGCCCAAAGCACCCCCACCAACTGCAACTGCTTGTAATCTTTTAACTATTTCTTCTTCAGTAAATTCTTTGCCTAAAGCTTGAGTTTCTGCCACAATGTTTGTTGTTTCTTGTAGTATCTCTTCAATCATTTCTGTAGATGCACCAACAAAACCTTTTGTAGACATATTCTTAAATAATTGTTTTCTTATTGCACCTTTCAGGAATACATCATTTAATGCTTTATTACTAATACCTAGCTTGGAAAATATTCCACCAGCTGGTATAAGGCTAATCATAGAATTTATAGTACCAACTGTCATTGCAACATTGGATGCTTCTTGTGGTGTCAGTCCTGATTCTAATGCTTCGTTATACATACTACCAGCTTCCATGTTATATGCAGTTGCCATTGTAGTAGCAAAAGCCAAAGCTGGATTCCTGGTAGTTAGGGCAACTGTAGCAGAAGGCACAATGTAAGTTAAAAAGCTTGGTAATGCCTGACCTATTGCACTTGCAATAAATTCAGGGTCTGACCATTCATAGTCCATAAAACTATCCGAAGGTTGCAGATCTGGTCTACTTGCAAAGTCCTCTAATCCACTAACATACAACCTTTGACCAGCTTTAAATAGTGGGTTATCCAATGTTGCCTGAAGCGCTTGTTCATCTGTAACAGTTCTAGTTCTGCCACTATAATATGATGTTTCATTAGTTACTGGCTGTACAGTACCTAATGATTGTAATGCACCAGCCAAGGTTTGCTTTGCACCTCCAGCTAAAAAGTATGCTTTAGTAGGTTTTGATAACCTTTGCCACATATCATCTTTTTCTGCTGTTAATTCTAATTTTCTTGCAGTAGCTGGTTTTATTTCGGGCTTTGCAAAATCTTTCTCAGCATCGGTAGCAGTTGCACCAGTACTTTCTGATTCTGCTTGTTCAAGTTCCATAGCCTTAAATATGCGCTCATTATCAAATCCTTTTTTGCGCAGACTAGCTATAGTATTCAGCTGTTTAGGCAATGCATATTTATCTTCAGGTTCTATAGCATATTCAGGGTCCTCGCCCTTTTTTATTATTTCATCTACCAGGGTTTGACTGCTGTCAGCAAACTCAGAAGTATCAGAGTCAGCTGTTTCTAGGTCAAGTTTCTTACCTAAGATATCTTCTAGTGAAGCATTTTTATATGCATCTTTCCAACTCATTATTTACTAACCTTAGATTTTTGTATGCTTTTCATTTGTCTAAATAACTTTATGTAGTCCTCCTCCAGTCCTTGCGCCTGAAATTCTTGTGCTACCCTTGGTAGATTACCAGGATATTTTTCATTCGCTTTTTCAAATAACTGATTGAGTTCATAATCTCTATTGGCATTGTATTTAGTTATTTTTGCATCTATTTTATTTTCTACTTCTGTGATTTCATTATTCATCTGTTGTGTGTAAAAAGCATCTAACTCAGGCTGATTATTGTCATCATAGGTTGCATACTTTCTAATATATTCTGCACGAATAGCTGGTATTTTATCTTTTAATATCTGTATCTCTCCCTCATGTATTGACTGGTCTTTTCTAAGTTTTGCAAAATCCAACTTCATACTATCTCGTTTTTCCTGATTTCTTTCCTTCTTAGATGCTTCCTTATCAGCTTTTTTTTCTGCTTTTCTTTCTATTTCTTTTTGTTCAGCTATCTCTGCCCTTTTCATGAGTTTTAATTGTTCTTCTTTATCACTCATAATAGATTCAGTACGCTTTTGATTTTCCCTCGCCCTCATGTTAAAAGCTTTATTGATTTGCCTTTTATTTTCTTCCATATCAGGGAAGGCATTAGCAACTCTACGTTTTAGCTGATTAACAAGTTTAGGGTCCATACTCATTAACTTTTGCCTAAACAAAGCCTCTAATTGAGGATTTATCTTTTTTTCCAAGCCGATGTCGGTTTCCACCTCTACTGGCACACCCTTCATATTTCTAGTAGGGTTTGTTTTTCTTTGTAATGCTTCTAAGTAATTATCTGCCATGACATCCCCCTAACATATTAATTTGGCCAATTCAGGATTTTGTAAAATCAGAGCCATTAAGCTATCTAGTTCGCCACTTGACTCCTGGTCTTTAAGGTCCTGATTATAAGCATCGAAACCAGTTTTAAATGATGCAAATGTATCATCTCTTTTTTGTTGTCTTGCCAATGCATTATTATATGCAATATCTTCTATGCCCTGACCTATCTCCATGGCTCTTACAGATGCATCAGATTTTGCTTTTTCATTTGCTTCAAAAATTGCCCTGGCTATCTTTGCAGTTTCTAAAGTTGTTTTACCTTCCTTCTTTATTAGCTGGTCTGCAATAATACTACTATTCTCCATACCTTGCCTTGTAGCAAGGTTTCTAAGCTTCATATCGCCTTCTCTTACATTCTGCTTAACATCAGCCATTACTTCATTCTTCGCACCCTGGTTGTATATACCCTCTTTAGATATCTGCCTAAATCTGTTCAAAGCATTTGTAGTATCACTACTAACTTTTCTCTGTGGTGCTGATTGAAACATATTATATATGCCTTGACCAACATCACCTAACGCCATTCTTAAGGCTCTTCCATATGGACTTTTTTCTGATTTTGTAGCCATCTTTAACTCACTTTCGTTCCAGTAAACATGAAGGTATTACCTTCTGCATCTTTAAAATAAATTCTTGATTCATCAGCTGTAGGACTATTAGGCCCAATCTGACCCCTTTTAATTGTAGTAAAAACAAATTGATTAGATTTGATTTGATTAGGTTTTACTTCACCAGTAGTAACTTTTGTTTTAGTTGCTTTCTTCCTGGTCTGTGTAACTTGCTGTACACCTTTATCGACCTTCTCATCTGCAAATTTTATTCTAGCCATCTATTTCTATCTCCAATTTTCTAATGACTGCATCGTTATCGTCTGATGCTGTTTGTAATAATATTGATAATGCTTTTGCCCTGGCTCCAGCTGTAATTCTTTTACTAACTATTTTATCTCCGCTTGTATTAGCTGGAAAGTCTATAGAAAACAATTCAGTACCGCTTAGTATACCATCTGCAAAACCCTTACAAGTAATGATACTTGCACTATCATAATGAAGATTGATTCTTCGTATGATATTGCTTTTATCATAATCCCTACTAACATCAATAATGCCAGTTTGATACTTTCCCTGAACAGCTTCTGTACTACTGCTATTATGTAATTCTCTTATAGTAGTTTGAAATGCCATTATGGACTCGGATTAGGATCGTAGACTCTTAAACCATAAAGGTCTAAGTCATCATTAATTGTAAAAAAATCTGCATACTCAAAATTGGTTAGGTCAGTAAATACCATCTTTGTCCAGTTTTGAGTTAATAAATCATATATATAAATGTTAGTACTACCACTGCCGAACTTGCAGATGAGTCTACTTCTTTTAATATCAAACATCACTTTGGAATCTGCAATGTCTGATATTCCCTGGTATACATCCTCAATACTTTTTGAAATTGGTATAAATGTAAAATCAGGTCTTATTTGAAACATGTTGTCGTTAGCACAAAAGAATAAGTTATCTTGTGCATTTACAATACTTTCAGGCGCTACACATCCAACGCTTGTATTCACTTCTAGTAAAGTAAATTGTGTCGGGTCACCTGATGACACATCAAGCCTAAACACACCTTTTGTCATAAATACGACAAGGTTATTTAGTATTCTATTCATGCCAATAATTGAACCGCCTTGTTGGTCCAGGATTCTAATAAAATTAGTAGAAGGTATAATATCAGGTTGCCCTGGTTCACTAAACATTACAAAATCGGGATGGTCCTCGGTTTTATCTCCATTAGGGTCAATTTTAACATTTCCCACAAAATGCATATCGCCAATCATTTGGCTGTATTTATATCTAGTATCTACTTTGGCTTCTGTTCCAAAAAATGGTGCCTGAAAACTATTTGAGTAACCCACATCATAAAAATGTAATACGCTATGAGTACTATCCCTGGTTAATACATAATCTTTAAATAAATCACAATCATCCTGGTCAGTATAGGCATCTACATTATCTAGCCTAACTGACTTACCAACACTTTCAAGCACTACACGCTGTCCATTACTAGCATCAACAGCAATGCCACCATTATGGGCATTTGTACCCCATCTATCAGAATTGGCTATTTCATAATGTATGGCCTTATTATGCCATACAACATTTTGACAATTAAATTCTTCAACTCTAGTTGAACCAGTCAAAAATTGTGTTTGTGGACTATCACCTGGATTAGCACCTGGAACTGTAGTTTCAATAAGTCTAGTTAGTTTTAAAGTTTTATTAAAATTAAAGTATGCATTATTATCACTAGGTATATCTGCTGTAGGATTAATAAAACCATTTGATAAATCTGTTAAAAATGTACTGTTATCTAATAAAGTAGATACCCCACTAAATGTTGCTGTGGTCCCACTAAAAGAACCGAAACCACCATTATATATTCTTGGACTTCCTGAGTAGTATGGACCAGTATCAGCTGTTCCATTATTTTCCATTACCATGAACCATACATATCGAACTGTCAATGTATTAGATGCTAACCCAGTAGCTGTAGGCATACTAAATATGCCATCAGATGCTGAAAGTGTAGAATAGCTATCAATAAAAGTATTACTAAAAATATAATCTTTACCTAGATTGATATTTGTATTATCAACCACTGTATTATCGTTATCGCTCTTCGTGTTTAATGGGACCTCACCAACCTGGTAATAATTATCATCGTTTCCAGTCTCTCTGTAAATTTTAAAACTTGTTATTCTTGGATTGAATGCATACGTCTTATTAGGCGCTGTGCCAGTTCCTGATTGATTTGGAAATCTAACAGATACTTTTGCGCACTTTGTTGTGCCATTTGTAGTAATGGTCCTAAAAATATCAGGTAATGGTAATTCTTGCGCACCATCAAACACTGGACTTATCTTATAATTAAAATCGTTGTCGGATAATGTTAAACCAGTATCACTGCCAAGTTCTACAGCTGTTAAGCTTTGAAAATCTAATTCTGTATCTGAAGGATATGAAGGAGTAGCATTTTGAAATACATATTCATCTACTTCATCATTGCCATCAAAATACTTTCTACTTATGTGCTGTAATATCTTAGCTGGATGTGTAAGGTTATCAGCAGATATTCTGAAATCTTGACCATGGTCATTTAAATCTACCCTCGTAACACTGGCGATAGCACCGCCCAGATCTGAAGGAGAACTAAAATCATTATTAAGTAATTTTATCTTATTGTTATGGTCATCAAACCCTACCCATACGCTAGGTATAACTGCATTACTTACATCTAGATTCGAAGGTGACCAATACTGTAGTTGTGTTAAACGTACACTGGATATATCTGTAGCGCTACCTCTACCATCATGCTTTGTTAATGTACCAAGTTTATCCAGGCTAAAGTTTTCGTTTACTCTACTAAACTCTAAACCAATATCACTAGGGTCAGCATTGGTTGCTATGCCTTTAAATTCTTTGACCTCTACAATCATTATAATACACCGATACTTACTCTATCAGCAACATAACTCATACCACTATGGTCCTTATTAGCAACTGTTGCCCTGGCCTTATCCCTATTTGCAACGTATAATGCATAATGGTTTTGGTATTCGTTCATATTGCCCAGGTCCTGATGTATCATTGCTTTTGCATAATCAACTAAGTATTGATGATATACATCAGGTATTAGAGGGTCAGTATCAGTATAATCAAATTGCACACCTTTAGTTCTAGCCAACCCACCAATACCTAACACATTCCAGCCTTCAACAAACTGACTCCAGTTAGTACCATAATCATTGGCATACTGGTCTGCTTCGCCACCACTTGCATAAAAATCTTCATTATTATTAGTAAAGC